ACCGATTGGTGGTGAGCGTCAAGCCATTAACCAAGATGCGATTGTTAAGCTCTACGGTTGGGCTGGCAATATGACCACCAGCAACGCACAGTTGCAAGGTATTTTGACCACCTAATTAAGTAAAGGAAAATAATCATGCCTTATTCAGTTCTGCCCATTTCGGGCGTTGATTTAAACGGTACAACCACCATTAGCTTTGACTACACCAATGGCTCTACCGCTGTTTCTATCCCTAGCTTTGGCCCTCTCGGTGCTGAAACTTTTGGTAGCGATGGTAAGCGTTATGTGTTTGCTAAAGCTGGCGGTACGATTGCTGCTAACGCAACCGATGTAGCTATTAATACATCGACTTTTGCAGCAACTACTGGCGGTGCTGGTACTTACATTGCTCCTGCTGTTTCGATGGTATCGGGCGAGTATGGTTGGTTTGGTAAAGCAAGCGTTTAACCAAAAATTGTAGTAAAAACAAGGGGCTATCTCATTACGGGGTAGCCCTTTTTCTTTAACCGTAGTACCTAAATTACTTTAGGAGATTTAAATGATTGATAGCGATACCCAAGACGCAGATTCTCGTTTGGCAGTTAAGTTTTATAAGCGAGCAGTCAAACTAGAGCATGAATCCAACGAAGCTGGCAGACCAATCTACAAAGACTATGACTTTGACGCATTATGATTGCTGGCGATAATCTCACCGAGATTGACACCTACGCCCAAGAAAGCCATAAACAACGCTTTCCAAAGCAATGGTTGCAGTATCAGGCTACTCAAGATTCCAGCAATGAAATCCTTGGTACGCCTGTAGAGCAATGGCCTTTAATTACCCAATCCCAAGCCCAAGAACTTAAGGGCGTAAAGTTTATGACCGTAGAATCGATTGCTAACGCATCCGACCTACAGTTGCAACGGATTGGCATGATTGCGGGTATGAGTCCTCACGCTTTCCGTGATAAAGCTCGTACATTCCTCAATTTGGCTACCGAATCAGCCGAAGCCAACAAGCGGGCAGAAGAAATTAACGCTTTGAAACAAGAACTTGCCAAAAAAGATGAGGAAAATGCTAGAATAAAGGCTGAAACTGATGCGAAGCTCGCCCAAATGCAAGAGCAAATGGCGGCTGTACTTGCGGCAGTTAGTAAGCCTAAAGGCAGAAAACCCAAAGTTACAGAGGAAGCGTAAACTATGACCAACAGCATGGGAAGTGTCGCATCAAAACAAAGCATTTCTCATGCTTTTTATACCTATGCTCATTACAACAAAACCAATAATAAAATTTTTTATATTGGCAAAGGCAAAAAAAGTCGTTATAAATCAACGCACAAAAGAAATTTGCATTGGAATGGCATAGTCAATAAATATGGTTTTGAACCTAAAATTTTGGCATATTGGAATACTGAAAAAGAAGCTTTTGAACACGAAAAACTTTTAATTGCTTGTTTTAAAGACATGGGTTATGTTTTGGCAAACAAAACAGATGGTGGCGAGGGAACGGCAAGTGAAAAGCTAAAAATAGCTGCATTAAACAGACCAAAAAGAAAATTAACGGAAGAACATAAACAAAAAATTGGTTTAAGTCAGTTAGGAAGAAAAAGAAGTTTAGAAGCTCGCAAAAACATGAGCCAAGCCGCATTAAACAAAACAACATTTAATAGACCACCTTGTAAAGAAGAAACAAAAGAAAAAATTAGGCAAAAATTGCTTGGCAGGGTAATGTCAGAAGAAAGTAGGTTAAAAATGATTGCTACTAAATTAGCCAAACGAGGTGCTTTATGAGCCAAACAATGTTGCAGTTGGTTCAACAGACCACTAGCGAGTTAAACCTTGCTATTCCGACCTATGTTGCAGGCAATACCAATCAAGATGTTCAACAAGTTTTAGCCCTTATGAATCGTGTGGGCTACGATTTGGTCAAAGAATATGATTGGCAAGCTTTGGAGTTGGAGTATCGTTTTTACACCGATGCACAGACTTTTGTAGGCGATACGGTTAGCGCATCAAGCTACAACATTATCGTCACAGGCGATGCTACCGCTTTAGATAGCAATTATTCGATTACTGGCACAGGCATTAATCAAGATACCTACGTTTCAAGTGTTACTTACAATGGCGGTACAGGTAAATCCACAATCGTTATGAGCCAATTAGCTAGTGGCACATACACAGGCGTTACTTTTACGTTTAGCCAAACCAAATACGACTTACCGCCTGACTTTGAAACTATTACAGACAATACCCATTGGGATAAAACGAAGCATTGGCAGATGCTAGGCCCTGAAGATGCCCAACAATGGCAATGGCTAAAGTCGGGTTATATATCTACAGGCCCTCGGATTCGTTGGCGTATTTTGGGGCAACAGTTTCAAATATGGCCACCTTACAATACTCAAGAATATTTAGGTTTTGAATACCGCTCAAAAGGTTGGGCTAGAAGCTCGACAGGCGCAGTTAAGAATAGCTTTACTGCCGATAACGATACGACCGTATTAGACGATACCGTTATGGTGCTAGGCACAAAACTTAAGTATTTCCAAATCAAGGGTTTTGATACTACTGCATTGCAACAAGACTATTTTCGTTATTTGAATGTAGCCAAAGCCAATGACAAAGGTTCAGCTAACCTTAGTTTTGCACCATACCCAACCAAGGTGCTTATCGGGTATGCAAATCTCCCAGATACAGGATATGGTACATAAACATGGCAGTACCACAACAGCGAAGGGCTATGACCGCATCGTTGCCAGCCCCTATTGGGGGTTGGAACGCAAGGGATTCGCTTGCCGAAATGAACCAATTAGATGCGGTTCAAATGGTCAATTTCTTTCCCACACCTACCGATGTAACGCTTCGAAAAGGTTATACCAAGACTTCTACGGGCATAACTGGCGAGGTTTTGTCCTTGATGAATTACTCAAGTCCGACTACCAATAAACTATTTGGTTCGACTTCTACAACAATTTGGGATGTAAGCACATCTACTGCTTCTGCAAGCCTTACAGGCAACACAGACGGCAAATGGATTCATGCCATTATTACGACTGCTGGCGGTACTTTTATGCCTGCCGTCAACAATGTTGACCCAATGGTGGTTTATGACGGCACAAGATGGTCAAGAAGTGCTACAACAAACACCGCGCAAACCATTTCTACCATTACTAGGGGTGGTGCAAGTAATTTAACTGCTACTTTAACGACTGCAAGTCCTCATAATTTGGTTACAGGAAACACAATTACCGTTTCAGGCGCAATTCCTACCCAATTTAACGGCACTTATCGCATTACTGTTACAGGCGCAAGCACATTTACCTACACAATGGCATCTGCACCAAGCGGAAACGCTACTACTGTAGGTACATACAGTATTAATTACTACATTTTGGGCAAAAATTCGAACACTTTTGCTTATGTCAACTTGTTTAAAGAGCGTCTTTACTTTGTAGAAGAAAACAGCCTTAGTTTTTGGTATTTACCAGTAGATAGTATTAACGGCACAGTTACCGAATTTCCGCTTGGTGGTATCTTTAAAAAGGGTGGCTATCTACAGGCGATGGGAACATGGACTATTGACGCTGGTTACGGTGTTGATGACCTAGCCGTTTTTGTTACAAGTAACGGAGAAGTTGCTGTTTATAAAGGTTCTAACCCATCCGACCCGACAGATTGGTCTTTAGTTGGCATTTGGAACATTGGACAGACATTTGCTCGTAAATGCGTCTTTAAATACGGTGGCGATATATTACTTTTGACCCAAGATGGTCTAGTTCCGCTATCCGCAGGGCTTCAATCAACCCGTTTAGACCCCCGTGTAAACATTACCGACAAGATTTTTTACGCTATTAGCCAAGCGGCAGACCTTTATTCAACCAATTATGGTTGGCAAATGAATTATTTGGCTAAATACAATATGTTAATTGTTAATATTCCCATTACGGGCGGTACTGAGCAATATGTCATGCACAACATTACAAAATCATGGGCTAGATTTACCAATATTAGTGCAAATTGTTGGGAATTAAGCGGTGACGATATGTATTTTGGTGGAAACGGATATGTAGCCCGTTTTTATGACAGTTTTTCAGACGATAGTTCAAACATTAATGGGTTTGTACAGCAAGCCTATTCGTATTTTGGCACTAGAGGGCAACAAAAACGCTTTACCATGGTGCGCCCTATTCTTCAAACCGATAACGGATTACCGACCGTTTTATGCGGTATTTCAACGGATTTTGATACCGTATCCCTTACTAATCAAATATCCTTTAACCCATCTACGCTAGATATTGGAGTTTGGGATGTTTCTGTGTGGGATGATACAAATTGGGGTGGAAACCTTGTCGTAACTAAGTTTTGGCAGGGCGTTACAGGTATTGGATATGCAGGCTCAATTAGTATGAATGTTGCATCGCAAGGTATTGATTTTCATTGGGCTAGTACGGATTATGTAATGGAGGTGGGTGGAGTGTTATAATGTAATCAGTAATTGGAGATTACATATGACAAAACCTGTTGATGTTGTAGGACAAAGATTTGGTAGGTATTTAGTAATAGCAAAAAGTGAAAAACGCACTAAAGCCATGAAACAAATGGTTTGGTGTAAATGTGATTGCGGTACTGAAAGAGAAGTTGTAGTTAGTAATTTGCGTAGTGGTTTAAGTACTTCTTGTGGATGCTGGAAAGATGAAAAAACTAGCGAAAGAAGAAAAAAACATGGTTTTAGCAAAACTACCATGTATTACAGGTATCAAGGAATGATTAGAAGATGTTACGACCCATTGCATAAAGAATTTAAAAATTATGGTGCTAGAGGTATTAAAGTTTGTGAAAAATGGCTTGAATCAGTAGAAAATTACATTGAAGATATGGGATTTCCGCCTTTTAAAACAGCACAAATTGATAGAATAAACAATAATTTGGGTTATTTTAAAGAAAACTGTAGATGGGCAACTCCGCAAGAAAACACTAACAATAGAAGGTGTACAAAAAGGTGAGACAAGTTACGACTGAGAATCAGCAATATATGGGGGAATGGCTGGTTCGGATTCTTAACTTTCCTTTACCTGAAACCACCCAATGTATTGGGCAGTTAAAAGACGGTAATTTAGTCGCTGTCGCTGGTTATACCAA